TCATCGACTTCCCTCCTTGGCGAAAAAAGCCGTGGCCCGCTTCAGGATCTCGCGTTCCTGGCGCAACACCTCGTTCTCCCGCCGCAGCCGCTTCAGCTCGGCGGCCATGTCCTCCTGGCGGTCGGAGGGCGGCGCCTCCATCTCGCGATCGCGCTGTCCGTCGATCCAGTGGCGCAACGTCGAGAGGCCGATGCCGAGATCCTCGGCGACCTCTCGGCGGCTGCGCCCGCTCGTGTGAGCAAGGCGCACGGCTTCGGCGCGAAACTCAGGGGTGAAGCGCTTCTTCGGTTCTCGCATCGGGAACCTCCTCCCTCACGGAAAGAGCTCTCCACTTTCCCGAAGCAAGTCCAAGTTGATCCGGTTCCTACGCCAGTGGTGCGGCTACGCGCTGACCGGTGTCACGCGAGAGCATGCCCTCGTGTTCGTCTACGGGCCGGGCGGAAACGGCAAGAGCGTGTTCCTGAACGTGCTCACGGGCATCCTGGCCGAGTACGCCAAGACGGCCGCCATGGACACGTTCACGGCGTCAAAGGGCGACAAGCACAGCACCGACATGGCCATGCTCTGCGGTGCGCGCCTCGTGACCGCGTCTGAGACCGAGGAGGACCGGGCGTGGGCCGAGGCTCGGATCAAGCAGATGACCGGCGGCGACCCAATCACCGCACGGTTCATGCGGCAGGATAACTTCACGTTCCTACCGGCCTTCAAGCTGACCGTCGTCGGCAATCACCAACCGCTGCTGCGGAACGTCGATGATGCGGCACGGCGCCGGTTCAACATCGTCCCCTTCACCCGGAGGCCCGAGCGGCCCGACCCGCGGCTTGAGGAGACGCTGAAGACCGAGTGGCCGGCAATCCTGCGTTGGATGATCGAAGGCTGCCTTGACTGGCAGAGAAACGGCCTGGTGCGGCCCACAAGCGTCGCTGAAGCAACCGAAGCGTACTTCACTGAGCAGGATCTGTTGGGGCAGTGGCTCAGTGAGAAGTGCGAGCTTCGGCCAGGGCAGCCGGTCGCCTTCGAGTTCAGCGCTGAGTTGTTCGAGAGCTGGTCTGCCTACGCCAAGGCCGCAGGCGACCTGCCCGGCACCCTCAAGAGCTTCAACCCGGCGATGCGGCGCAAGGGGCTAGCGCCTCACCGGACCGAACGCGGTCGCGGCTTTCGAGGCATCCGGCTGAAGCGAGATGAGAGCTTCGGCTAAACGGCCTCAGGAGCATGACGGATGACGCATTATGACGTGTCATTCCCGTTCCACACTAATACGCGGACGCGCGTGTTGGCGATTACTAGCGCTGACGCGTCAAGAAGCGTCATCCGTCATGCCGGCAGCATGTCCCAGGGCCGGTCAGGAGTTGGGAACCTGGCGGATCGCGTGCCGATCCCGCCCCCTCACCTCAACGCAAACCAGGTTTCGAACGACGACCGCCTCCCGCGCGCTCGCGCGCAGGATCTCGCCCGCCTCAACCCATTGCAGGAGACCTCTCGTGATGAGCCAGCACATGAACGCCGCCGTCCTTCCCGCGCACGTCGTCAAGAGAATGCACCGTTGTTTCGAGCAAGCCCTGATTGAGGGCGCTGGCCCCGACACCGACGCCAAGGCGGCAGCCGAAGCGCTTCTCGCCTTTGGGTGCGGCACGGTGGCGAAGATCAGCGGCAACCGCGAACTATCGCGCCTCCTGTTCGCGCTGTCGGTCTTCGCGGCGAAGCAGGCGGACGCTGAAGAGGCCGCGGCCTCATCCACTACAAATCACCGGGCTACGCAGCACTGAGCCTTGAACGAACCATGAGCCTCGCGCATTTTGCCTGTGGCTGATCGCTGATTGTCACCGGCAGGCCGGGACAGGATCGACACGCCACCTTCAGGACACCGGCAGGCCGGGTCGCGAAGCTCAACGGGCTCTCATCCGAGCCGTCGCTTTGTCGCGTGAATGGTGGCCATGCCTCCCACACTCGAATTCCGCAACGTACCCACGGTGCGCCTCGCGCCGCCGTTGGAAGTTAAGCTCGATCCGGGCGCCAAGGTGGCCGGGTCTGTATCCGGGTATGCGAGCGTATACGGGGGCCCCCCCGACGCCCATGGAGACGTCATAGCAGTCGGCGCATTTCGCCGGACGCTCGCAGAGCACAAGGCGAGCGGCAGCGCTCCGGTCATGTTGTGGTCGCACGATCAGAGCCAGCCGATCGGCCGATGGACTGAGTTGCGCGAGGACGGCCACGGCCTGTTCGCGCGCGGCGAACTCAACCTCGACAGCAGTCGCGGGCGGGACGCTCACGCGCACATCAAGAACGGCGACGTGAACGGCCTTTCGATCGGCTTCTTCGTCGCCGAGGGCGGTCGAAAGTCGGGCGAGCGCGGCACCACCATCCTGACGGATTTGGACCTGGCCGAGATCAGCGTGGTGGCCCTGCCGGCCAACCGCCGGGCCCGGCTCAACCTCACCAGCAAGGCCGAGCTGGTCGACCTCCTGCACAAGTCTGGCCTCCCTCGCGAGGCCGCGAACCGCCTCGCCGCCGGCGGCTGGTCTGCCCTCGCCGGGACCGATCCCGACGAGGAAGCCCGACACTTTCAGATCGCCGCGGACCGCATCGCGCGGCTCGCCGAGAAGATGAGGACTGGACGATGAACACGCACGTCACCCCCGGCATCCGCGCGGCGCGTGCCGCCGGCAACCTGCTTCGGCAGAAGGATGCGACCGGCCTCGACGCGGTGATCCGCGCCATCGAGGACAACAACCGCGCTGTCGACGCTCGGCTGAAGTCCGTCGAGCAGTTGACCTCAGGCGTCGCCGGCATCTCCGATCAGCTCACCGAGTTGGAGCAGAAGATGGCCCGTCCTCGCGGCCTCGGCACCACCGCAGCTCCGCTCAGTTGGGGCGAGGAGTTCACCGCGTCGCCCGAACTGAAGGCGTTTGCTCAGGAGACCTCCCGCCCGGGCCGGCTGCGCCTGGAGATGAAGACCACCATTACCTCGGCCACAAACTCCGGCGGGCGGCTTACGACGCCGACCCGTGACGATGTGGTAACGCTCCCGAAGCGCCCGCTCGTGGTGCGGGACCTCCTGCCAGTCATTCCGGTGTCGAGCGGATCGGTCGAGTATCCGAAGCAGACTACCCGCACGAACAATGCCGCCATCCAGGCGGCCGAGGGCGATGCCAAGGCCGAGAGCGCCTACGCGTTCGACATCGCGACGACGCCGATCCGCACCATCGCGCATTGGGTCCCGGCCTCGCGCCAGATCCTCGAGGATGCTCCGCAACTCGCCGGCATCATCGACAGCGAGTTGCGCTATGGCCTCGCCGTTAGGGAAGATGCCCAACTCCTGTCGGGCGACGGCACTGGCTCGAACATCCTGGGCCTGATCCCGCAGGCAACGGCCTACTCGGCGCCGTTCACGATGACCGCGCCGACCATGCTGGATCAGGTCGCGTTGGCCGTCCTCCAGTGCAGCTTGGCCGATTTCCCGCCTGACGGGATCGTGATGCACCCGAGCGATTGGATGCGCATCTGCCTCATCAAGGATGCGGGCGGCCTGTACCTGATCGGAGCGCCAGGCAGCAACACGCCCAAGACCTTGTGGGGGCTGCCGGTCGTGACGACCACGAGCATTGCCGCTGACAAGTTCCTCGTCGGTGCCTTCCAGCAGGCCGCCACGCTGTACGACCGTTGGGCGCCGCGCGTCGAAGTCTCGACCGAGCACGCGGACTTCTTCACGCGCAACCTCGTCGCCGTGTTGGCCGAGGAGCGGATTGGGCTCGCAGTCAAGCGGCCTGCGGCGCTGGTCTACGGTGACTTCGGCAACGCCTAACCGTCCCGTGAATGGCCCGGATGTTCCCCCGCCGGGCCTTAGCGCCGGAGCAGTAGCGGGTCGCCACCTGCTCCGGCGCTACCCCCAGGGGGGGCGTCCAAACTCTAGCGCCTCCCCCCTCGTGACCGGTCCCGAACCCGCACGATGACGGCCGCTGCCCCCGTTCAATCGAGATTTGCCGCATGAGCGTGAAGCGCCGGCCGACGCCGCCCGAGCACCTGTCCGAGGCAACGCAGCGCTGGTGGCGGGCGGTCGTCGAGGATTACGACCTCGAGGGCCACCACCTCCGGCTCCTGCAACTGGCCGCCGAGGCGTGGGATCAGTGCCAGACCGCCCGCACCGCGATCGCCGAGCGCGGGATGACCTTCGACGACCGCTTCGGCTCGCCGCGCGCGCGCCCCGAGGTGGCGATCGAGCGGGATAGCCGGCTTGCCTTCGCCCGGCTCGTGCGCGAGCTCGACCTCGACGTCGAACCGCCCGGCGAGGGTCGGTCCCGGCCGCCGGCCTTGCTGTCGAACCGGCGGCGCTGACATGCCGGTGAAGCGTCGATCATCGAAGGTGCGGGACCATCGCATCACGGCCGAGGCCGTCGAGGCGTTCGAGGCGGGCGACTATCTGCGCCTTCACGCTGCCCTCGGGCTTGGGCCGCATGAGGCGTCGCCGCTGCCCGAGGCGGTTGACGGCCTGGGCGTTGGTGACGGCCCGCCGCCGCCCTGGGGCAATGCCTTCAGCGCGAGCTGGACACAGGCGCAGGAGCTGCAGCGCGAGCTGCTGGCCGCCGGGGCGCGGATGCCGAAGCGACGCAAGGCGAAGGCAGATTAGCCGGCCGCCTGCTCACCTCACGCCGGAGCAGGGTGAGGAGTGGCGGGCCGTGGTCGGACGAATGCCGGCCGGCTGGTTCGGGCGGGAGATGCACGGCTTGCTGGAGGCGTACTGCCGGCACGTCGTGAACGCGCATGCTGGCGCAGCGTGTCGACGAGTTCCGACCGGAATGGCTGGACACAGAGGAAGGCGTGCGGCGCCTCGACAAGCTTACGGCCATGGCCGAGCGGGAGAGTCGCGCGATGTCGGCGCTCGCGGTCCGCATGCGGATCACGCAGCAGAGCCGCTACCGCCCTCCGACAGCCGGGACGGCGGCCAGCCAATCGCCGGTAGAAGCCCTAGGAATATTCACTACTCACAAATCTGGTTGATACGTTTGTCAAATTTCTATTTTTGAATCGCAGATAGCGCAAGAAATCCAGAAATTCAGTATTGATGATCCTTTCCACCGCAACTTCGTTGTCTGATTTGTATTTTATTACGACAATCGGCTCGTTACCACTACGTTGTTTATTCCCGGGTCTGTCTACATACATCTGAATTGCAGTTTCGATTTTCGCGATTGAGCTGCTTAGTTTCTCGCAAATTTGTTCGCGGAAAGTTTCATGAATTTCACCCAATCCGTCAATGTACTCGCGCAACAATGATTTGAAATACACGGGGCTTTTCAGGGAGACGAGTTCATCTAGCACAGATTTTTTGAACCTTTTGTTTTTCTTAAGGTTTTCAATTGATATGATTGGGTCTACCGTGAACACATGACGGGGCTGTTCTCGATCTGTCTGCCAGACCGCTTCGAAATTTATGGCTCCAACCGGATAACCGTAATGCTGACTGTGATTTCTTAGTGCCTCAAGAACTCTATAGCCAATTTTCTGATCGTAGGATCTGTTGGTTTCGATCTTAAAAGACTTGAATTCCTTGGAGGTTTTTCCGAATATGTCCACCATTCTAAGCGGAGCTTGATCAAGATAAGATTTAGCTGAAGACAAAAAATTCATAATCTTTCTATTTATCTGACCGCGCATTCTGCTATATTCACGGTCATCACTCGAAAATAGCAGGTCGCGCTGTACCATAGAGAGCATCTCTAACTCAATCTCGTAGTAGTTCTCCATACAGAAATCAAATATCTCCTCTACTTCTGTGACGGTAGCGATAAAAATACACGCTTCAAGCAGTTTTATAAACCGTTCTTCGGATATTTCTACACCATCACTCACTGCGTATATGATGTTTACTAGCATGTATTTCATTTGCGAGCCAGAAATGCGTGTTTGATCACCGGCACAGGTCGCTGTACCCTTTCGAGCACCGCGCCATGGGCGCGCTCTTGACATCATTTTTCAGAAGTCAGCAGATCGCGGCAGATCGAACGGGCTGCGAAGATGCGGGTATATCTCACTAATCGCAGCCCGCGTGCAGCCCGCTAAGTCAAACAGAAAGCTTGGAGATGTGATTAGGAATTCGTGTTCATGTGCATATCTCCACTCCTCGAATGCTGACGACAGAGTTCCCAAAACACTCAGGAAATGCTCTCTTTTTCCCCGAGAAAACATTGCTCTGTTGATAATCAGTTGCGCCGCCCGCGGCGAAAGAGTCTCGACCGTTAAAAAAAGCTCTAATAATCTGTGGCCACGAGTCGGAACTTTATCTCCCAACACTTTGAGGAGCTTAAGGTATAGCTCTGTTGCCAAGGCCATTGTAACTATAGGCGGGCCGTTGACTTTGCAGTCTAATCTAGGTCCACTAATTGCCGCAATCCCGGCGTCCGTTGGGTCGCGATGTTGCTGTGCCCGGACATTGCCGGGATCAAATGGCACGCCAGCCAGAAGGGCAGCATAATAAAATGCATCGGCGTTCTTTAACAACCTCTCGCCATATATTATTAGCTCCGCATCCGAAAGAGGGGTTTCTTTTTTGCGATCTTTCCTCAGTACCTTATCTAAGAGTTTTCTAATTGCATCCGGCCGCGACGGCCGCGGATCAGCTTGCTTCTCAATCCATGCGTCTAGGCTAGCGAGTTGCGTGGGTGGAATGCGGACCGTGACTGGAGTGGCATCGACGCGAGGACGGCCACCCTTGTTCTTCTCGGTTTCTGACATTGACAACCCCCACTAGGTTGATAATGTCAGAAACTGCCGGGCCGAACAAGAGCACCACCTCTTGCCCGGCCCTGACCACAACTGCTGCAAGGACCAGTTATGGCTATCTACAAAGCTACCACGTCGGCTCTTGCCGGCGAACGCCCCCGCACGCCCTCCTCACATGTCGGCCCTGTCACCGCTGCGATCCGCGCCATGCGAAACGCGGAGCCCGACCCGCTCACCGAATTGCGCGAGGCCATCGAGCGCTACTTCGCGACTCTCGGCCAGACCGTTGATCTCGATGCTCACATTCCGGCCGAGGAGGCGTTCTGATGTCTCTTGCTTCTCGCCGTGGCTTCCTGCGCGGCCTCACCAGGCTTCCCCTCATCGGGGGAGGCGTCACCCTCATCGGCAACCCCACGGCCGCCGCAGAGCCCGTCACGCCGGCCCTGCTCAACGCCTACAATGAGTGGCTGTTTTACGAGCGCCGGCTCCTCTGCATCGAGGCGTACGGGTCACCGGATGCGGAGCATGTCGTTCCGTGCGCGGGCGCTGCGGAGTTCCATTTCTCAACCGGTGGCATGGATTGGCGCTCGCTGCCCCAGCCTTCAGGCAGGGCCGTCGTCGTGCTGAGCGCGGTGCGGTGCGACTGGCGGAGCGCATCTGGCGAGTAGGCAGCACGCTTGACAAACAGTCTCCGCGTAGCACATGTACAGAATGTGCTACGCGGAGACTGTTTATGTCCAAGGCTCCTGGCCGTAAGATCCGGATCGGAGATTTCGCCATCGGAGCGAACGAGCCACGCAATCGGGTCCGTCTGAACCTGAGCAAAGGCACTCCCTTGAGCATTGGGGCCGATGCTACGGGCGGCTGGCGCGAGTTCTCCGAGGGTGACTTCACCCGGTACGTCGTGAACCGGAAACCGATCGCCTATGGCTTCACGCTGTCGGCTGCGAACCGGATCACAAACGAGCTGTTCGGCACTGATGAGATCGACCCCATACTGGCTATAAATCAGAGCTACGGAACCCTCGTGCTGATCACCGGCCGCGGTGATGATGCTCGTGTCGAATTTCGAATGCACTCGAAAATCGGCGGAATCCCCGGTTCTTGTTGCGTTGTTCTAGACCCAGCAGCGGCGATCATTGAAGGCTTCGCGCGTCTCTACCTGCTAACTAGCTATATCAGCTCGGACAATGCTTTTCGTCGCCGCGCGTTTGAATTTTGGATTGCAGAGGCTGGTAGGGCTGCAGGAGTGCCGGACTCTGAACTGATGCCGCAACTCGACTTCATTCAGAATGCCGCGAGCTGAGATGCCCCGCCGCCAGACCATCACGCAAACCGAAGTCAAACGCATCCTGAAGGGTGCCGCGGAGGCCGGCCTCAAGGTCGGCCGGTTCGAGGTTGATCCCGCGACCGGCCGCCTCATCGTCACGGTAGGGGAGGGGAATGCCGCGCCCGAGATGACGGCAAGGGAGCAGTGGAGGGCCAGCCGTGGTTCGCGCTGAGTACCCGGGCGTATTCCCGACCTACAAGCCGCGGAAGGATGGCACGCGCCGTACCTATTGGTACCACCGTGCGACAGGCATGCGCCTCGCTGGTGAACCGGGCTCCCGCGAGTTCCTGTTGAGCTACGCCGAGGCGGAGAAGATGCTCAAGGCCCGGCACTCGGGCGACACTTTCAACGGCCTCATCCGCGAGTACACGGCCTCGCTGGAGTTTACCGACAAGCTCTCCACCTCCACGCAGCGCGAGTACCGGCGCATGCTGGCGAAGGCCGAGCCAGAGTTCGGCGACATGCCGCGCGAGGTCCTGAACGACCCGGCCGTGCGCGGCGACTTTCTGGACTGGCGCGCGAAGGTGGCCCGCGCCTCAGGCGAGCGCGAGGCGGACAACCGGCTCTCCGTCATCTCGGCCATGCTGACCTGGGCGCGGGAGAATGGCCGGCTCCACGTCAACCACATCCAGGGCTTCAAGCGCCTCTACCACGCCGACCGGTCCGAGATCGTCTGGCTGCCCGAGCACATCGACGCCTTCATGCGCGTCGCGCCGATCGAGCTGCAGCGCGCGCTGATCATGGCGCTCCACACCGGCCAGCGGCAGGGCGACCTGCTGGTGCTGCCGTGGTCTGCCTACGATGGCACCGCCATCACGCTCAGACAGGGCAAGAGCGCCCGCGGCGGGCGCGTGGCGCCCCTCGTCACCATCCCGTGCACCAAGGCGCTCCGGCGCATGCTGGACGGCATGCAGCGGGTCTCACCGCTGATCCTGACCACCAAGACGGGGAGGGCGCTGCAGAAGCGGTACTTCGCCCGGCTGTGGGAACAGGCGACCGCCGACGCCGGGCTCAACCGCATCACGCTGCCCGGCCTCGCCGAGCCGGTCAGCCTGCACTTCCACGACCTGCGCGGCACGGCTGTGACGATGCTGTCCGAGGCCGGCTGCCAGCCACAGCAGATCGCGACAATCACTGGTCACTCGCTCAAGACGGTGACCGTGATCCTCGACCGCTACCTCGCTCGAACGCGAGCATTAGCGGACCAAGCAATCCTCAACTGGGAGAACTCGCCACGAACAGAATTTGCAAACCGACTGCAAACCAGCCCTCCCGAGCCGCGGAGCCCGAAAGGAAAAGCTGATGCGTAG